TAAGCAGTATTATTAAGGAGAATAAAATGGAAAAAGAAGAAAAGAAAACCGGAATAGCAGGGAAGATAGATAAGTTACAGAAACAGTATAACAAGATTCTTGTAGATCTGTTTAAAGAGCATGCAGAGGAGGCAATTGAGCAAGCCATTGAAGGTACAACTGGACCGATTGGTGGTAACATCACGGAAATTATTCAGTCAGCATTAGATTCACTCAGAACTATCGTAGAGGGCGAACTCGGTATTACTAACGGTGAATGTGATATATGCGATGGTGATGGACCAGGAATGGGGATAGGTCTAGGCGGAATTGCGCTCGAAATCGGAGATGGAGAAGATGAAGAATCTGAAGATGAAGAGCATGAAGAAAATGAAACCGATGAAGAAGAATCTGAAGAGCACGAATCTGAAGACGATGAAGAAGACGAAGACGAAGCCGTAACAGAGAGTTTCTCTACAGGTAGCTATTTACCAAGTTGGTAAGTAATGAAAAGAACATCACCATATAAACAAGGCTTGTATAGTCCAGAGAATCCAAATAAATATAGAGGTACACACCCAATTGTTTATCGATCTGGACTAGAGCTTTCCTTTTTTCGTTGGTGTGATAGAAATGAGACGATTTTAGAGTGGGGTTCAGAATCTGTTGTGCTTCCTTATATAAGCCCGAAAGATGGAAAAACTCATAGGTATTTTGTTGATGGGGTTATTAAAATGCAAACACCTAGTGGTGTTAAAAAATATCTAATCGAAGTTAAACCAAGTACTCAAGCAGTACCACCAACCGCTAGCAAAAATAAAAAACGATCTACTATTTTATATGAACAAATACAATGGGCTGTAAATACCCAGAAGTGGGAATCTGCAAAAGCTTGGTGCAAGAAAAATGGATATCACTTTGCGGTAATAACAGAGAAGGATTTAAGATGAAACAATTCGATCAATATTTTACCGAAATGTATGTTGTACCTCCAGGTGAAAAAAGAATAAACTTCTACTTTATTGTTGCAACAAACAAAAAAACTGGAGAGAAATTTTTACTGTCAAAAAAGTACAATCCAAAAGCTAAAAGATATGCACCAATTTTTACTCCTTTCTCAGGACGCTTTTTGAAGAAAGACGCTACAAGTGAAAACGATTTGGATTTAGTATCACCCTGGCAAAAGCAATACACAACTTTTAATATCGAAATCATTAAAAAAGAGCTACCATACCATAAGCGTAAACCATCAGATGATTTCAGATCTTTTTTAGTAAAAGCATATCAAATGCTCTTACCTCAGATACCACACCAATGGGTATATGCAGCAGGTATTACAATTCCTCCTGCATTGAATAAACTCTACCGACATCATTATAGAAATATGAAAGGGATGTCAATGTATGGACCAGCAAGAGGAGTGCATAATGATATCGATAGCTATGGTGATCGAAAGTTACGTTTATTACGGTCTTTAACTCGTCTAAAGGCTGTTGAGATGAAAAAAGATGACAAAGGTCGATGGGTAATTAGAACTATAGATCATGAAAAATTACTAAGATCACAAAAACCAGACGAACAAGAAACCGGATATGATGTAGCATCGATGGTTTTTTAGGACATAAAGAGATAAATAATTCAAAGGAGATACCAGTGGCTAAGCGGTTGACATATATGCAATTTACTACACGGTGTCATACTATTCATAATTTTAAGTATGATTATTCACAAACTACTTATGTTAATATGCACACAAAAATCAACATTACCTGTCCAGTTCATGGTGAATTCGTGCAAACACCAGACAATCATATACACGGTCATGGCTGCCCATTGTGCGGAGTTGATACGGTAAGTAAGCAGAAGTTTAAGACAACAGAAGAGTTTATCAGTAGAGTTATGGGTATTCATAAAAGTAAATACGATTATAGTTGTGTTTTATATGAAAGAAGCAATAAAAAAGTAAAAATTATTTGTCCGAAGCATGGAATATTTCTACAGAAACCAGATGCGCATATTAACGGTGACGGTTGTCCATCCTGTAAGAGATCAAAAGGTGAGGAAGCTATTGCAAAACTATTATCGCTAAATGGTATCATATTTGAAGAACAGAAAAAATTTGAAAAATGTAAAAGCAATAAAGGACACCTATTAAAGTTTGATTTTTATATACCGCTTATGGATATATGTATCGAATACGACGGTAAGCAACATTTTCATCCAATTGAATATTTTGGAGGACAAACAACTTTATCCATAATTAAGGAGCGAGATTATATTAAAAATAAATTTTGTCAGGAAAATAAAATAGATTTAATTCGAATCAAATCTATTAGAAATATTCAAAAAGAATTACAACAAAGGAGAATAATATGAATAACAATTTAAAGTTGTTAATCGAGGAGCCGATGTATGAGTATGATGTACTACTCGATGAAAAGAACTCAAAAGAAGCAAGCACAATGTACATTCGTGGGCCTTACTTAATGGCTGAGGCAAAGAATAAAAATGGCCGCATTTACACACTAAATGAAATGGTTCCAGAGGTACATAGATATATTTCAGAAATGGTTACCGAAAACAGATCACTAGGTGAACTCAATCATCCTGCTTCAGTTGAAGTAAATCCAGAGCGAGCATGTCATATGGTCACTGAACTTAAACAAGAAAATAATATATTTTTAGGAAAATCGAAAATACTATCTAATCCAATTGGACAAGTGGTTCGTAGTTTAATTATGGACGGCGTAAAGCTCGGAATTTCATCTAGAGCATTAGGTAAACTAAATCCAATGGGTGATGGTACTCACCAGGTAAACGGTTTTCATTTAATTTGTTGCGATGTTGTACATGATCCTTCGGTTAATACCGGACCGAATGGTGCACAAGCTTTTGTTAATGGTATTATGGAAGCAAAGGAATGGATTTTAAACTATGATGGAGCAATTGTTGAATCATATAATAAATTCCAAACAAGTTTAGGCTCTCTACCAAGACATTCTGATGCAAGAGAAGAAAAAGTAAAAAATGCTGTTCTTGATATACTCAAAGCTCTTAAGAACGCATAAAAATATCTCTTAAGAACCATAAGTATTTAAAAATATAGGAGTATTCTATGTCCAAAAAAATTATTAAAGAGTCCGCAGATGAGCGCTGTATTCGCGAGTTTATAAACCATGTTTGTAACGGTGAATTGGCCAGTGCTAATGCATGTCTTGACGAAGCTATTAAAGAGAAAGTCAAGAACCAAATTAGAAGAAATTTACCAAAGGAGAAATAAACAATGAAGATTACAGATGTTCTTGACCAGATTGGTACTGATGTTTTATCTGAAGATACTAAAACACTACTTATCGATGCTTTTAACGAAGCTGTCGAGCAGAGTGCTACAGATCGACTTGAGATAGAAGTAAAGTCTGCACTTGAAATGCTCGATGAAGAGCATACAACGCAACTTTCTCAACTACTCGAAGCGATCGATAGAGATCATACACATAAACTTACTGAAGTACTACAAAAGTTAGATGAGGACCATACAGAGAAGTTACAGTATTTAATTAAGAAGAATCAAAATCTTATTAAAGAAGATGCTGGCAGCTTTAAGAAGCAACTAGTAAAACAGTTGTCCAATTACCTAGACCTTTATCTCGAGGATGCAATTCCGAAGCGCGAAATTGCAGAGGCTGTTTCAAATAGACAGGCTCAGAGAACACTCGACGAAATTAAGAGTCTAGTTGCAATTGATGAAGAGTATGTAAATGATACAATTCGTGAAGCAGTTGCAGACGGTAAGAAGACGATTGATGCTCTCAAGACTGAACTTAATGAAGCTGTAAAACAGAACATTAAGCTAAACCAGGAAGTAAAGACTACCAAGTCGAGCTTAATTCTTGAAGGTGTTACAAAGAATTTCGAAAAGACGAAGAAAAACTATGTTATGAGGGTATTATCCGGAAAAGACCCTGATTATATTACAGAGAACTTTGATTATGTAGTTAAGATGTTCGAAAAGGACGAGAACGAAAATCAACACATCTTAGCAGAGGATGCTAAGAAAAAGACTAAGGTCATGACCAACAAGGTCGATATGCCTAAGAAAGATGTTGAACTTATCCAGGAAAGTGCAGACCAAAACGAAGGAGCTGTTTCCGAATATCTACAAAGCCTAAAACAACAGGATAGATCACACAGAGGTTAAACCTCTTTAAGCATGGAGAAAATTATTATGAGACAAAAAGACATAAATCCAGGTGCAGCTTATATCGATTCTAGTAAGGCGCAAACACTCCTTGAAAAATGGGACCCAGTTTTGAATTATGAATCCAAAACCGTTGCGCCAATCGAAAACGAGCACACAAGAATGAATACAGCAATCCTCTTGGAAAACCAAGAGCGTTACTGTTTAAGAGAAACCACAGCAGCAGGTGGCGCAGGATCCGTATTCGGATATGGCGCTTCCC